TTCAGCGACAGACATACGACCTTCTAGTGTATCAATGTCGAATTCAGCTGTTGTCATGCGAGATTGCAACATAGACTCTGCTGCTTGAGCACGAGACTCTTCGTAATCGATATCAGATTCTAAAATAGAAACTGCTGAACTTAATTCAGATTCAGTTACGTATCCGGTATCTAATTGATCAATTAATTGTTGCAAACTAGAATCGCCTGCAATTCTTGCAACTTCTTCAGCAGATACTGCAGAAATTCTTGCAGATTCTTCAGCAGATAAAGCAGATTCTCTTACAGATTCTTCAGCATCAATTTGATCATCAAAATAATCGATAACCTCGGGCGCTAAATGTTTCTTTTTAATTCGTAAATCGGACATGTTTTCCTCCATTGGTTTTTTGGGGAATTACCCCAAAACATTGTCACATATAAAAGTTTATTTCTCCATATGTAGATTGGTTTATAATTAGATGTTTAGAATGTTTTTTCTTAAAAAATATGGGATAGAATTACTTCTACCCCATATTAATTATTTACTAAGAAAGTTGACCGGTAATATTATCGATCAATACGTTTTTACGAGGCTGATAACCAGCAAGACATAGGAAACGGAAGTGAGCTTCAGGCAAACTAAGATCATTGATTGCCATTTTCAAACGAGAATACGGAGACAATTGATGAATTCCCCAAGTATTTGCTTGAATCAAGAAACCAGTCACTGACCCTGGACTGCGGAAGCCAAGATCCGTAAATACCGTAGATGCTCCACCAGCAGCTTTTACACGACCAACAAATTTGGCAGAAGCAGCAGATCCACCAGCTTCAGAACGATAAACGTTAAAATATTTAGCACCATTATTAGTAATGGTTACAGTAATTTTATCGCCAGCAGCAGAAGTATGTGAAGCAGCAGGAGAAGCAAGAGATTCTCCTCTTTCATTTACAGCTGTTACATAATAAGTATAAGCTCCGGCAGGAAGAACTGAATTAGCATCAGCAGGAGAAGCAAGAACTGGCGCAGCAGGAGCTGCAAGAGAACCAGAACGTGCACGAGCCGGTCTAGTTTTACCAGAAACAAATCTTGAAGCTTCTAAAGAAACTAAAGCAGAAGAAGTCCATTGTTGTCTTAGTTCAGCACCTGTTTTAGACTGAGCACTTCCGCTAAGAACAATTCTTTCTTTTGCATGAGCAATTTTGTTATATTGAGCAAGAGAAATAGGATCTAACACAAGCTTATCAGCAGAACCGTGATTCATAGCAGAACGAACTGCGGCATCTTCTATAGTAGACTGTGTAAGTGTACCATCAGCAGAAAGAACCACTGTTTGATCAGAGCCGTATTCGGCAAACATAAGATCTTGGGTATTAGCCATTGCGTCACTCATACGAATTTGAGCATCAACACCAACCATATTTGGAACATCAGCAATAGAGCTAGGATCTCCAGTGAAAAAACCATCAGAAGAGAATGAAGCCTGACCTTGGAAAAGATCAATTTCAATATCACCAGAAAGTTTCGCAGCAGCATCAGAGGCAGCACGATCTTCAGCTTTTACACCGTCAAAAGCACCAATCATATTAGCAGCAATAGAAACACGACGCATTGTAGAATAATAAGCCATTGGAACTACAGCACGTACATAGTTTGAAGTATCTTCTTCTCCAATACCACCTTCATACTGAGCAGATCCACCAAAAATACCGTAATCAAGTTGACGGTTAAATTGGATTAATTGAGATTTAGAATCTTTACTATCAAGCATTTTTTGAAGCTTAATATGAGAATCATCCCAAGTAACATTTTGCATAACAGGAGAAAGATCTTCTACCTGTAATGCTGCACCTTGAGTAAGACTATCTGGAGTGGCATTGTAGCTGCCAACTTCTAGTGCCTTAACTAGTTGTTGTAATTGTTCGACAGTGTTCGACATGGATTCCTCCTATTTTGAAATTAAGTGTTTAATTTTTTCTACACTTCCGTTTTGTAAGTAAAAATTGTTTATAGCATCTCTATCAGACTTGGACAATGATTGAAAATCAAGAGCTTTTAATTTAGCAGTTACTTCGCCTTTTGACATTTCAGAAATATCAAAAACCTCTACTTCATTTTCTTCCGATTTAGCAATAAAACTAGTAGCTGTAATTGCTTTTTGAGTCGGAGCTTTTTTTGAAGAGAAAAGTTTGCTTACAAGATCATTTAAAGTTTCAAGATTTTTTTTCAACTCTTTATTTTCTTGAGCCAGGGATTGTTCAGATTTTTTTACTGACATATCTCCACATTTCTCTATTTCTATTTCTACTTCTTGATCTTCTTTTTTATCGTCTTTTTTGTCTTCTTTTTTAGAATCTTTTTTTTCTTTTTCTTCCTTTTCTTCTTCTTTTTCTTCCTCAGATTTAGTCATCATGACTTTTTTAAGAGAAGAATAATGAGCTTCAATTTCATTTTTACTCATAGAAGCATAAAGATCGTCAATTGTTTCAAATTCTTCAGAACCAACCTCTGCCGGTTCTTCAACTATTTGATTTTTTTCGTTTTTTGTAATGCTTTCCAAGGTTCTTTCAAATTCCTGTTCTACTTGGAGGAGCATTTCATCAACTTGTGCTTTTGTATACATGTCGAGTCTCCTTTATATGTTAGTAGAAAAAAATTAAGCACCCTTAGTTGGCCACATGACATTGTGACGTTGCTCTTCAGCAGAATCAGCAGCTGTTTCAGCATCAGCAAGAGTTGCATCTTCACCAATTTTAAGAGCAACACCTTGTTTTGCAAGCTCCATCATCACCTTGGCAACTTCAGTATGAGTAGCTACAGCGTTATCGATTGCAAGTTTAACTTCATGAGGTGCGAAAGAATCTAGAGGATTTCCAAAAACATCTTTAGAAACCGCATCTTTTGCTTCAATTTTAATTGATATGCTAGAATCAATAGCTAATTTTGTTCCTTTAGCTAAATCAGATTGAACAACAGAAAAACCTCTTTTTTCAAGAGATGATTTAAGTTCACGGGCCATTGCTTGTGATTTTGCTTTGCTTAACATAAAAAAATCCTCCTATAATATAGAAATTGTGTATCAACGAACTTTCAACAGTTTAGTATAAATTATTAATTCTCATATATAAGAATCTAATGATATTATGTAGTTACAATTAAATATTTTTACCAAATTTAATGAAAATAAATCTTTATATACAAGCACAGGACATAAAATGAGCAAAAATACTATAATCGATGGAATTGCGGCTTCCGAGCATATTGATTCTTCAGGAGAGTCTTTAAGTATCGAGGGAATGGACACTTCTAGTTTAGGAGGTCCGGACTCTATACTAAACTGGGAGCATGGATCAAAGGATCGCCCTGGTCAAGTTGTTGGCAAGGTAACTTTTGCCAGAAAAATCATGAAAAAGGAAGACGCTAAATCAGAAAGAGAGCTTTATTTTTGGAATAAAGCAAAAAAACCTTTTGTTTACATTAAAGCCGAATTATTTGATGGACTAGGCCATTCTGGCGCAGAGGATGTGGCCGCCATGTTAAAATATAAGAATAAAGACAAGGGCGAAGATAGCAGGCTTGTTGTAGGGTTTTCGATAGAAGGTGGTAAAATTGAAAAAAAAGGCATGCTTGTAACAAAATCCATTGCAAGAGATGTTGCCATTACCGTCAAGCCTTGTAATAAGATATGTGATGCAGAGGTTATTGAAAAAGACGTTTCTGATGATTTTCTTTACAAAAATCAAAATTTCGATTGTGAAATTATAAACAATGAATTATCAATAAATTCAACAGCTTTTAGATCAATGCTACTAGATAGTATTAAAAAAAGCGAATGGAAACCTTCTAAAGAAGATAAAGAACAAATTAAAGAATTAAAAATAAATTCTAAAGCAAAACAATTAATTGAAAAATATAATACAGATAACAACATGAGAAAAGCTCTTATTGCTGGCATGATATCGGGATCTCCTGATTCAAGAACAGGAACAGCAGCCTTGACTTCTGAACATTTAGAAGGTAAACTAGAAAAACCTTTCAGATCAAAATCTCAACGTAAATTTGCCTATGCCAACCCTGAAAAATTTGGCGGCAAAGAAGGTATAAAAGAATGGGAGAGTAAAACTTCTAAAAAATTGCCTGAAAAAGTTAAAAAATCTAAAAAGCTAGAAAAAAATGTTCCTTCTTTAGAATATACAAAAATAGCCGGCGAAAATATTCCTCGACAAGATGTTAAAAAAGTAACCATGGAAAACCCTTATGGATCTGGTCAAATGTATCAGGAAGATAAAAAATACCCAAGGGGTCTAAGAGGTCTGGTTAGATTTAACAAAGATAAACAAAAAAGTTCTGCTTATGATATAAGTTCAAGCTCTAGTAGGCCTGATCAAACACAGAACCAGATGGTTCGAGCAAGAAAAAAACAGATGCAAATGGAAGAACAAGGGAAAGAAGCCCCAAAACCAGGCAAAGGAAACTATCCTACAACCGAACAGCACGAGTCGTTGCATCATCACCTAAATAGGTTTGAAATTAAAAATCCTCAAAATGATAATTCTCAAGATTTAAGAAATTCATTAATAAGACACTCACTGGGATATTTTCATCCCGAAGCAGTAAAAGCCGTTCAGAGATACTTAATGGATAATCCAGCATATAAGAAAAAAACTCCAGAAAAAATAAACGAAGAAACACTCACTCATTTATCAGACTATAGAACCGACCCTGTAAAAAGGGAGGCTATTAAAAAATATAGCAGAATAACACACCCTGAAGAATTAAACAGATTTGATACTAGCATTAAGTCGTCGTGGAAAAATCTAATACCTGATGCAAAAGATATCTCGTCCGAACATTTGCAGCATATACATAACAGATTTTCAAGTGATAAGCCTGAGAATGTAGATAAATTTTATAAACAATTAAGACAAAGCTTTAAAGATGAAAAGTAACAGAATCGCAATTGGATTAATTGTAAATCAAGAAAATAAAATGTTGATGGGAAAAAGAAACGACACAGATAAATGGACAATCCCAGCCGGACATATAGAAGAAAATGAGTGTCCTTTTGCTGGAATGGGAAGAGAGCTTAAAGAAGAGACAGGGCTAGATGCTAAAGAAATAAAAATGATCAGAGCAGGTTTTGAGGATGGATTACTGCTTTATTTATTTGAAATAAAAACAGACTCTGAACAAAAAATTGATACTTCCGGTGATCCGGATAAAGAATGCAATGATTGGACGTATGAAGATCCGTTTGATCATATTTATGAATTACATGTACCAGCTCATAAGAACTGGGCATTAAAACACTGGGCAAATAGGTAAAATTTATGAATTACGAAATTGTAGGACTGGTTCTTGCTGCTTTATTTATGATAAGTGGAGGAGTAGCTACTCTTTATAAAATGATCAATTCTTTAAGAGAAGAAAGAGATCGTGAAAATGAAAAATTATTAAAAGAAGCAAAAGAATATACCGATGTAAAATGTCAATCTTTAGAACAAGAGCTTGTTCATCAAAAAGATAAACATGAAGGTAAGATAGCAGAACTTTCTGATAAAATAGAACAATTAAGAGAAGAAATGAGAAGACATCATAGCCAGCTAGTAGAGCTTCTCACTAAAATGATAGATAAAACGCATTTTAAGGATTAAAACCTAGTTCTTTTGCTCTGGTCACACTAAGAGTTCCTCGGGCCTCGCCAGCTCTTTTGGTTCTCTCGTAGTCTATGGTTTTAAAATTAACAAAAGTACCTTTGGGAATTACTATTTCAAAAACAGTACCATCCTCAGGATCTTGAAAAGCTTTTCCAACACCGATCATTTCTAAACAATCTTCCATAACATTGTTTAATTCTTTTAGTTCATTTTTTAAACTTTCAACTTTTTTTGATACTTCAATAAAATTTTTTTGTTCATTTGTAAGCATGTATTCTCCTTGATTTTTTTATATACTAAACTAATTCTATGTTTGTGTCAAATAAAAAATATATGCAATATTTTCAATTACTTATCATATAATTTATCAATAATAATCTTTAAATCATAGTACGTTACAACGTTACGGTTAACCCCGTTCTATAGGAGAAAAAATGATTAGCCAAAGTGAAGAACGTGTATTAGCTATTGCTATTACAAACGCAAAACTTGCCAGTGAAATTGTTGTAAGAGTTATTGACAGTACTCCGGCAGATGCTGCAGCTGCTCAGGAAATTCTTGATATAATTTCAAGTTCTGAAAAAGAAGAAAAACAAATTGAAGAATATCTTATAGTTGCGCTTACTAGTCGTCGTCATGGAAAGGAGATTTCTGATAAATTAAAATTGATAGTCCAATGCCTAGAGCTTCAAGCGGCAGACTTAATAGCAAATAATATTGAATTAAATGAAAAACAAGAGTTACTTACTCCTCTTAGTGAAGAAACAAAAGAAAGACTAGTAATTGCAATGGCAAATAGATCTATAGCAAAATCTGTTGCTGATAAAATCGACAATGCTATAGCTGCTGCTGCTGCAATTCCCGACGCTGTATAATGGAAAAATCTGATTTAATGAGGGCTTTAATCAAAGGAATGTTTAAAAAGACAGATCCTGAGAAGCCCTTGTTGAACGAAAAACAGCAAAAATCCGAGTCGGAGGATCATATTTTTAAGTCAAATCAATCATTCCAAGTAGTTAGAAAGAAAATAGTAAGAAAAAAGGATTAAATTTTATAATTTTTTTCTAGAATATCTAATATTTGATCTTTAATATCAAAAATTTTATCATCTTCATCAAATTTTATTAATTTAATATCAATGCCTTGAGATATTGAATAATTATTTATGTTTTTAAAAAAATTATAAGAATCTAAAACACTAGAAGATTCAGGTATCTCTTTGAATCTGCCTGCAGAAAAAACCAAAGTTTCAGGCAATAAAAAAAAATGAACAGAACCATACTTATGGTTTATATCTTGCTCTTTTCTTAATAATTCTCTACAGTTATCATCTAAGGATAGTATACTTAATCCTTTTTTTATATTGTCTTGAAACAAAGAAAGGATAGAGTTTTCTTTTAAAATAACGCAATTACTATTTTCTTCTAATAAAATATCCTGTAATTTCAATTTGTTGTCATCTATACCATTCATTTCTTTTAAATCAAATTTTTTATCTTTTAAATACTTACGGATTTCTCTGGCCACTGAGGTTTTGCCTGATTTGTCTATACCATCTATGTAAATACATCTTATTTTTCTTGACATGTAATATATAATATCATAATCTTTAAGACATAGGAGCGCCCATGAAATTATCAGTTAAGTTCTTGAAAAATGTAGCAAATGTAAATACTTTTCAATATACATCTCAGTGGAATATCTCTGAAGGATCTTCTCAAATTTTATATTTTCAATTTGTTGATAAACTTAAAGATGATTTAAGATATATGAGTCAAGCAATTGTTATTGACGAAGTAGCGGTAACATTTTTAAATATAGATGAAGCTTCGGAAATTATAAAAATAGCGACACAAGTTTTCCCTGACGACAAATCAATCTGGTGTATTACATTAGCAAATGATGAAGTTCCAAATTCTGGAGCTGCAAAATTTTCTATAACAGAGGATGGACAAGAGCGCAGGTTCAGAGTAGAACAAGCTATTTCTGTTGATCTTCTTGATGCAGGGAGTTGTTAATGCCTTTTTTATCTGATCAAAACTACCCAAAAGATTATGGAACAAAAGCCTATCCGGTCGGGGCTGAAGATAGTAGTGAAGTCTTAAAAAGAATAGAACCTATCCTAACGCCTGAAAAATTAGTCAATAGATATTTAAAAGGTATAAATCTTTCTCAATATTCTAATGATGATTTAAAAGATATAATTGGAATTGCTGCTGATAAAACAGAGCTTTTAATAGGAACCACAGTCACTCCTGTAAAAAGAAAAGAAAAACATCCTTTTGATAGAAACCTATACCGAAGCTTCATCCACATAATGGCAAACTTTGGCCCGATTCTTCAAATTAATAAATTTTGTATCAGAAGCTCGAACGATAAGAACATATTTGAAATACCTGCTGACTGGATTGATGCAGCTAGGTTTTATCAAAAACAAATAAATGTTATTCCTTTAACAGTTGTAGGAGCTACAGGCATCAGTCAAGGTCAGCCCACGGGCGCAGCCGGGCTAGCTTTTATTGCAGCAATGAACGGAGGGATTGACTGGGTTCCTTCTTACTGGGAAATCGAATATACAACAGGTGTGTGTACTAAAGAAGGACAGGTCCCATCTATCGTGAATGAATTGATTGGATGTCTTGCGGCCATTAATATTTTGGGTAATTTAGGAGCGCAAAATAAAAACACTTCTGTAAGCATAAGCCATGATGGTATTTCTCAGTCCAGCTCTAATCCAGGTCCAAACCTCTATCAGACAAGAATTGCAGAATTAATGGCAGAAAGAGATCAAATGGTAAAGAAAATTAAAGGTGTATTTTATAATAAAAGATTTGTAACAAATATTTAATGATATTATATTTTTATGTATAAAAAAATTATACAAGAGATTAAAAAGAATGAAAACAATAATGATTTAAGTTATTTAAATAATGTAAAACTTAACCCAGAACATGGCAAAAAGATAGCCCAAGCCTATCAGGACATGAAGCACGATCCTGACCATCCCGAAGTTCAAAAAGCATACTCAGCACTCATTGACGAGACAAAACAACAATTTAATGATATGATGAATAAAGGATTGAAAATATCCCGCATTGAACCAGGAATGGAAAATCCTTATAAAAGTTCTAAAGAGTTACACAATGATGTTAAAAATAATAACCACTTATGGTATTTTCCTACAGAATCGGGCTTTGGAGATAATGAACAATTAACAAAACACCCAATGTTACAGTCCACAGGTGTTAAACATGGCGATAAAGAATTATTAGCAAATGATATGTTTAGAATAGTTCACGATATAAACGGGCATCATTTAGGAGGAGAGTCAGGGTTTGGACCTACAGGCGAGCATAAAGCTTACCTCACACATAAAAAAATGTATTCGCCATTAGCGAGTAAGGCTCTTGCTTCAGAAACTTTAGGACAAAATTCTTGGGTTAATTTTGGGCCTCATGCAGAGCATAATCAAAAAAATCCAAACCAAACCGTTTATGCCGAACAAAAGGCAGGGCTATTACCGGAAGAAATAGTAAACGGAGATTGGCATAAAAACGAAATCCAGAAAGGAGAATTAATGGAAATTTTAAAAAATTTTGCATTAACAAAATCTTATGAGTATTCGCAAAAATATCCAAAAATTTCTCAAAAAGATTTAAAGAAAAATTTTAACAAACTTCTCAGAAATGGAGTCGCATTACTAGGGCTGGTTCATGCTCATAAATACATGGATATGCCAAACCAATCCAATAATTCCAATAAATTAATCCCGGAAAGCAATATTTCTCAAGAATTTGAAAGAGATAGAAAATCATACTCTGATAAATATAATACCAATCAAGGTACAAATTTTTCAGATAAACAAAAAAAAATAGATAATTTTTTAAAAACAACATCAATGATTGAGAGTTCTGGAGGCAAAAATTTAAAACATCCCAGAATTAAATACGGAATGCATGCCGGAGACAAAGCAGTGGGGCAATGGGCTTTGATGCCAAAAACTATTAAGGAATTAGCAGGAAGAATGGGTGATAATTCTGAAATAGCTCCTTATGCTAAAATGGATAGTAAAAAAATATCACAGAATTTATCGCAGAATCCTGGTCACGAAAAACAGATAGCATCCTTTTTAGCAAATAAACTATATGACAAATTCAGTGGCGATGAAAACAAAATGGCATACGCTTGGAATCAGGGGCACAATATAAATCCTGATTCATTTAAAACAGACAGAAAAGATTATCTAAATCATGATTATGTAAAAAAATATAATGAATATAAAACTAACAACACCCCCAAACAGGAGATTTCTAGATCTATTGCAAATTTTGACAAAAATAAATAATTATAAAAAATATGAAAAAAAATACAAATCAGTCTCTTATTAATAAAGCAAAAAAAAGAAATTGGGACGATTTGGCGCATGATATAATTCAACTAGAAAAATCTATTGAAAAAGAAAAAAATTCTAAATCATTGATTTTATTAAAAAATAAGCTAAAAATATTAGAAGAAGAAAAAAGTAGCCGTCTTTTCGATTGTTTTGATATGAAAAATTTTTTAAACAAAAATAATGAAGATTTTGAATAAAATATTCTAAAAAAACAAATACTTAACTGTCTGAAATATCTGAAATAATCTTTATATTATATTGTTTTTAAGAGGACATATGGATATTAAAGAAGATGAAATCAAAGAAATAAATAAGTTAGGCAATCTTAATGGAGATGAGGTAAAATTGGTCACCCTAAAAGGCGGCCTCCATATTGGAATTGGCAAAAAATCTGAAGACAGTAAAAAAAGTGCAATTTTAGCAGTCGGTTCACATCCTGCCTTAGTTTCTTATCAAATTTCTAAACAATTTAATCAAAAATTTGAACAAAATCTAACCAAAGCCGAGGGAGAAATAACACCCGAAGTGATTGATTATTCAAAAAATTTGTCTCCTTTAAACAAAAATATACTCGGTTTAGATATATATGCTATCAAAACAGGTAATGATATAGATTTTAAAATTACCAAACATAACTTTGAGATCTTTTCTATCCAGGCAACAAATGACATGGGTATTCTTTCTTTGAACAAAACAATCAAAAATGATGAAAGATTGTCAAACCTTAACAAAAATGAATTAAGCAAAAACTTAGAAAAAACTATAAAACAATTTGCTAAAAATAATGAATTAAAAATTAAGAAAAAATTCTAAATATGGATAAATTAAAAATACCCTTTCCTCCCAACCCTGATATTGGAATCAATCTGGATTCTCAGGATGAGTTTATTAAAAATAGAGGGGTAAATCTTGAACATTATGTAGCAATACCATCTCCAATAGGATTAAAAGATAGAGGAGATTACAGAAGAACAGACCAATACGATTCTATTTCTTCAAATGGAATGATTTACAAAAAAGCCGGATGTTTTACTGGTGTTATTGTTTCTAACTCAAAAAGAAAAACAACAGGAGAAGGTGGTATAATTGACCATTCTACTGCAAGACTTCTGTTGCCTAGATTTTATAACGATCAAAAAGAAATACATCTTGCCCCTGGAGATAGGATTTTTATAAAAGACATAGATGTACTTGTGTCAAACTATCAAAGAATGCAATATGACCCGGGAAATTTTGATAGAGCGCAATTTCCTATAAAATGTGTTGAACATTTAATAGACAGTCGAGGGTTAGAATACAAAGAAGGAGTACATTTTAAAATTCAGGATGGATATGTTGAATGGATTGACGGGAAAGACAATCCGGGAATAGACCCCGATACCGGCAAGGGAAGAGTTTATTCAATAAGATATAAATACAATGCTCATTGGTATATAACCGAAATACCGAACGAAGTCCGAGTAGCGCAAACATTTGGATCTAATGGAGAAAAAACTGCAGAAAGAATGCAGTATTCTGCCATCATTCAAAGAGAATATGTTTATTATAATCAAAATAATGATATTAATAAGGATTATGGAAAGGAAAAACTAATTAGAAATATAGAAGAACCAAAAGATCCTATCGATACCATTTATGAATACGAAGTAAAAGTCGATATGAACGATATAGGAGAACAAGATGAATAAATTTTTTAGAAGAAAAATCGATGGGAGATGTGTAGAAGATTCTCAAACGATTGATAATATTGAACATAATTCGGAAGCAGGTGGTCAAAAAAATATGGAAGTAGGACCAGGACTGGTCTTTATAGGCGATGCTAGTTCTGAATTAATTGTGAATCCAGGAGATCAATTATTCTTTTTTAAATCCACCACAGGATTTGGTTGGGTTAAAATGTCAAAAACATCGGGAATAGGCGCTGTAGGATCGGTTCCTGCTGATGATACTTTCCCAATTGAAGGAGAAGGATTTACCAGATATTCTGCGGTAGATTATAAGTATATAAAGGCAAGTTCTGGGGTTTACCTTTATGTTTTAAGGGATGATAATCAGTTAAGGATTAATCCTTAATAGGCGGCAATGAAATGAGTTCTTCTAAAAAATTAGAGAATTTTCTAAAAAAATCAAAGAATGAGCAAAAAAAAGAGGCTCAAATAAAAAAGACAGAATGTATAAGCTGCGCAGATTGCGGTTTTAATTTATATGAAGGCGGAAAAAATTTAACATTATGCATTTGCTACGGCGAGGATTGGAATAAAAATATTAAAATTCAAAAGTCTGAAAACGCTATAAAAATGCAATTTCCTAAGACTATAGATCCAGAAAATATTGAGATGTTATTAAATACTTTAAAAAATATGAACAAGGAATAGGTATGAAAGAACAAATGACCTATGTAGCAATTGACGCTGACGATGTAGGAGAAAGTATCGGAGGAGCTGTGCTTTCTGATGATGCGAACAAACTCTCAACAATATCGGGGAAAATAAATACTGGCGTACAGATCTTTGCCAAGTGGGCGGAATATAATGGCGGATCTATAATAAGCAGTGGTAGCGATGAAGCTATTTTTCAAGTACCTTTAACTAGTATTGAAGAGTTAGAAGATTTGAAAAATAAATACCAAAACCATACCGGCTTTTCAGTTTCAATTGGTATTGGAGAAAAAATTTCTGATGCTGCAAAAGCTTTAATTTATGCTAAAGTAAATGGCAAAAATCAGATAGTTGATTATTCTCCTGAGATAGAAGAAGTAATGAAACAATCTATTACAGGTAATTTAGATAAAATAAAACCAGAACAAAAATTAGAAGGTGGAATAGGGGACGAAACAGAAGAATCAGACGTAGATGAAAATGAGTTCAAAACAGGTATTACAACTGAAAGAGAACATACTGAAGACGAGGATACAGCTGAAGAAATTGCTTTAGATCATCTTACAGAAGATCCTGAGTATTATTCTAAACTTAAAGAAATGGAATCTAAAGACGAGCCAGATGAAGAATCAGATGAAGAATCAGATGAAGAATCAGATGAAGAATCAGATGAAGAATCAGATGAAGAATCAGATGAAGAATCAGATGAAGAATCAGATGACTTGTCAAACTCAATAGCCATGGAAATGGAGCCTGATGAAGAATCAGACGAAATGGGTCAGCAAGACTTGGATATCGATGGTCGTCCAGATATCCAGGAGGAACATGGAAAAATAAATCCCGAGCAGGATGACATAGACAAAGATGGGGATGTTGAACATGAAGAAGCTATGGCTGTAGATGCTAACGAAGAAGATAGCTATAACGATGAAAATGATTTTGAAGATGAATATTTAGAATCAGATGAAGAATCAGATGAAGAATCAGATGAAGAATCAGATGAAGAATCAGATGAAGAATCAGATGAAGAATCAGATGAAGAATCAGATGAAGAATCAGATGAAGAATCAGATGAAATGGATCAAGAAGATCTTACTGATGAATCTTTAAAACAAGCTATATTTGATAGTTTACAAATTTTTAAACAAAACAAAGATATTTTAACAGCTCTTGCCACAGAAAATCCAGATTTATATAATGCTCTTGTTGTTTCTTTACAATCAATGATAGAAATGGCAAAAGAACTTGGATATGGTGGGTATGAAGATGATTCAAACCAAGGGATGGATGAAGATTTAAATCCGAACGATTTTGAAGTATTTGATGAGGAGTCTTCGCCAGATAATGCTGAAATGTCACAAGAAGAACTTTCTCCAGAAGATTTTGAAAAAAATGAAACCTTTTATAAATTAATAAATAAAATTAATACTGCAAAAAAAACTCTTGAGTTAAAAAAGAAAGAAGATAAGAAAAAAATGCTTTTAAAATTAAAACAAAAATTGAATAAGTTTAAAAGCAAAAATTTTCAACCCGGAAAAGATAAATCTAAATTTAAAGACAAAAAAAAGAAGGTTCCAAAACCTAAAAAAGTAGAAGCAGCGTCATTTTGTTCTTCCTCTAATCAAAAAATGAAAACATCTGGAAAAGATTGTAGAGCAAATGAGGATAAAGATTCTCCTGTATGTGCTGCAAGGAAAAAAATGAATTGCCGTGGCAAGAATGCCGAAAAAGGTTCTGCTATTCAAAAATCTGAAAAATTAAAGAAATTTTTGGAGAAAAAAAGAAAAAAGTAACAGGGTCGCTAGATAAGACAAGTGGTGGACTACCGACCAAACAGACCACAAAACATATCTCTAAACCCCATCATCAAGATGGGACTGTTAAAGGATATAAGATAAAAGATACAGATCCTTCAACAGGAAAGGCAAAATGGATTGACGGATCAAGGGGATTGGCCATGGACAATAGTGGGAATCCTGTAGCTCCTGAAGGGCAAAGTCCTGTGAAAGGAACTAAAAATAAACTTCCTCTTCCAGGTCTTGTATGATTTTAATTGATATAGAAATAGAAGGAAATTTAGAACAAGATATTGATAAAATAAAAAATAGCATTAGGGAAGATCTTAGACTTACAGTCAAGGCAATGGGTTCTAGTACATTAAAAAAAGCAGAAGAACTTGCTCAACAACATCTTTCTCCTAAACTTGCCACTATGTATAAAGCGGCTTTAAAAATAGAACAATTATCAGAAGATACTGTAATTATCGAACTGGATGAAAAAGCGATCTGGATAGAAAAAGGTCGTAAGGCAGGTTTTATGGAAGACCTTCTTAAATCAGGCACAAAAAAAGCTAAAGACGGTTCTAAATATAGAATAATACCTGTGGGAGAATCGAAAAGATCTTCCCAACCAGCTTCAGTAGGAGAGAATCTTGTACCGGAAATAAAAACTTTTTTACAAAAAAAAGGCATCAGAACGGGAAAAAATAATCTGGAATTGGATGATAACGGGAGTCCGAGGCTTGGTAAAATAAGTACTTTCAATATAAAAGATTTAAAAGATAAAAAACAATTTTCTGATAATATATCTAGAATAAGTGTTTTTCAAAATAAAAACCCTAAAACAGGCGGGGTTGAAAAAAGTATAACGGCTTTTAGAGTTATATCAGAAAAACATAGAGGAACAGGAAAATGGGTCCATCCCGGAACTCCTCCTGTAAATATATTAGAAAAAGCTTTTAAATGGTCTGAACAATTGTGGGAAACAGAATTATTCCCCGCAATGAAGTTAAGATATGAAGGTAAATAATGTCAATATGGCAAGGTGATGTCTTTTTTAGACGAATTATAGAATTAATTTTAAGAGATATCAGACAGAACCCATGGCTGTTGGATGATATTCTTTCAGATTTTATTACAGATCCCATGCTTTCTGGAATATACGGACAAAAAGAAATTGAAAATGCAAAAAAATGGATTACAGAAAATGAAGTATCCGTTTTTTTACCACATAGAATGGATCTTGAAAAAATGCCCTGTATAACTATTGCTATAGGAAGCAATATGGAAGACAGGAGTCTTGCTAGAATGGGAGATATGACCCATCTAGTAGAAACTTTACAACCAACCCAGATAGGCAAGGTTGTTCCTTATATAATACCTCCTTTTTACTACACCTCTTACGATCAAGCAACAGGTTTTTTTGAAGTCCCCAGCTCAGTCGACTTGGTAATAATTCAACCTAATATGGCTGTTATAAATCCTCAAACTGGAGCCGGTTTTATTATTACTTCAAAAACTAATAATGGATTTTTTATTACCCCTGGTACTGCAATAAATTTTGAAGTTATAGCAGTAATTCCTGAATATCGAATATACAAAGCTAGAAGAGAAATTGCAACTTTTCAAGAAAATATCTCTATTGGATGCCACGTTCATGGTGACCCAAACGCCCTGCTATGGTTATATTCTGTAATGATGTACGGATTATTAAGATATAGAGAAGGGTTAATAGAAAGCAGAAATTTTCAAATATCAAATCTTACAACTACAGACATGATAAGGAATGATGCATTCCAGAGCTTTGGAGAAAACGTGTATAGTCGTTTTATAACCTTGACTGGTCAAGTAGAAAATACTTGGATTAAAGCTCCAAAGCGTATAATAGAAACAATTAATATTATAAACGGGATAGATGCTGGGTTAATTATGATAAATAAAGATGGTGGGGAAGTTCCTGAAATTATTGATTCAGAAGAAGAGATATGGATATCGAAAACTGATCCAGAATAAATCTTTATATAGGGGTAAGTATGGATAATTATTTAAAAGAAAAAGCTGATTTATTATTAAAATCTCTTTATAAAAATGTAAATAAATTGGGACACAAAAAAGATGCCATTGAAGACGTATTAGATTCTAATACAACAGCAGAAATGAGTCCGGATGATATTCCTGCAGGAAGCTCTAGTGCTTTAAATAAATCTAAAATGCAAAAAAAACAAAAAGTTATTGAAAAAACAAAAAATGTTCAAGATGTGAAAAAAAATGAAGAAATAGTTGAAAAACTTTTGAAAAATTTAGATGTAATTTCAAAAGCTTGTAAATCAAAAATGCAAAAAAGATGCTGGGAAGGTTATGAGTCGACTCCGGGTAAAAAGGCATATTCAGAAGGCTCTTGTCAACCTATCAAAAAAGAAGAAAAAGAGAAACCTTTTGTAGGATATAATAAAGAAAAGCACTCTAGAGAAGGTGGACTGAGCACAAAAGCCAGAGAAAAATACAATAAAGAACACGGTTCAAACTTACAAGCGCCTGTATCTTCTAAAGAAGCCAAAAAATCACCTAAAAAAGCAGCCAGAAGAAAATCTTTTTGTGCGAGGATGTCAGGGACAAAAGGAGCAACAAGCAAAGACGGTAAACTTACCCCAAAGGGTGCGGCGCTTAAAAGATGGGATTGTTAATAAGTATTTGAATTTATTGAATTAAATTAGATATATAAGTAATGTAGAATTAATCTTTAATATATAAAAATCAGGGGATTGGTATGTCTGACAAAAAAATGTTTACAGCAGAAGAAGTGGCCAGAATGATTCTGGACAAAGCTCATAATACATTAAAAAAACATGAAGAAACATTAAAAAAATCCAAAAATACTGCTCATGAAATTGATGCAGGAGAAGAATTTAATAATGATGAGGCGGAATGTCCAGAGTCTTTAAAAGGCGAAGGAAATTCTGAAACTTCAAAAAATGAACCTAAAAAAGAAAAATCTTCTGTTGCAGAAAATGAAGATTCTATGATGGAGGATGAGCCTTTAAGTGACGATGAATCAGAAGAAGATGAATCAGAAGAAGATGAATCAGAAGAAGATGAATATGAATTTAAAAAATCTCAGTCTGGAATGCATACTGTAGAATACAAGAAATTAAAAAAATTCGGATCTCAGGGAGCACCTCTTGGATCAAATCTCGGAGCTTCAATAGCAGCAGGTATTCAGGGAGTTAAAAAAGATGAAAATTCTCCAGAAGCAAAAGAAAATCCTCAATATCATATAAGAGCTACACAAGAAGGTAAAGCTCCTAAAAAACCATGGACAACCGATACTAGGCGACATATAGATTATAGTAGAAGCGGAATGAAAGGTGCTAAATTATCCAGTCCAGAAGATCAAAAAAGATTTGAATCTGAAGCTAAAGAAAGATCAAAAAAGTTTAAAGAAGAAAGCAAAAAACAAGACTAGTATGGAAAAAGATAATAAAATTCAATATAAAATTCTTAAATCTGAGGCTTGCGGCCATACCATCGAGTACAGGATGGTAAAAAAAGAACATCAGCTTGAAAAAGCTCGTATTGACGAAGGATTGTCTCCTAGAGAAAAAATGAAAGCTCGTGAGGCAAGATCTTCTAAAGAAAAAGAGCCAAGAGAATTAAGTCCTGAGCAGTATGAAACTGGTAAAAAAATAGCCAGAACTAAGGCTGTTACTGAAACAGGTGAAAAACAAAGAAAACAAACTCTTAAAGACGTTCTTCATACACACAAACAAAATATACCAAAATCTCCCTCAAAGGAAGATTTGGAATACCCTATGGCTGCCAGTGAAGAAGAATGTGAATGTGAAGATAAAACAAAAAAATGTGAATGTGAAGATAAAGAAATCAAAAAAAGAGAAAAGTTTTACATTCAAAAGATTCAAGAATTAAGGAAACAATCACAAATAGATGCTATAAGAGGAGATTTGCCTACTCAATTAACTCCTAGAGGAATGACATTAAGAGGAACTCCACAACAAAGACAAGCTGCTGGAATTCCTAATTTTGTTAGCAACCCAGTTACAAATCGCACGGATTTGATAGGACCTAGTGGAAAAGGGGTATTACCTTCAGGACCCCGTTCTGATCAAGTATCTGCTATAAATAGATTTCAAGAAAATCAAAATGCAGAATATAATAGACCGGCAACTGCGTCGTATATTAAAGACGGTGTAAGAAATTTGATTGCACCTGCAACAGCAGCACCTGCAACAGCAGCACCTGCAACAGCAGCACCTGCAACAGCAGCACCTGCAACAGCAGCACCTGCAACTGGTTCTGTTACAACTGCTCCTACATCACAAAGAATGCAATTTGGGAAAGATAGCGGCGTAAGTTTTAAAGATGCTTTTGCACAAGCTAGAAAATCAGGTAATCAAGAATTTGACTGGTATAATCCTAAAACAGGTAAAACGCAACCATATCATACCTATTCAAAAGAAGAATTTCAACAAGGGAAAACTCTTGCTGCTGGAAGAAATCCTGAAGGTTTTCAATCACAAGCTATAGGTACTGACAATAAATATTTCAAAGGTTGGCAAGCTCAACAAAAAGCCTCTACTGGACAGCCTATTACCCCTGTTGCTGGACAAGCCCCTGTTGCTGGACAAGCCCCTGTTGCTGGACAAGCTCCTGTTGCTGGACAAGCTCCTGTCCCTACTGCTGTGCCAGCTGCAAAAACACCAAATCCAAATGCAAATGTAACAGGAATGAATCCAGATGGATCTATTTCTTCAACAGAATCTGATGGAAGGAAAACATTAACTATGTCTCAGAATCCCGTACCAACGGCTCGTCCTGATCAAATGGGAATGGCACCAGCTCTAAATGAGCCGGGTAAAGTGGGAATGAAAATCCCTGGTGCCTCTGTTAAATATCCAGAAGCCGAAGGTTTTAAATTTGGAGATACAGCCACAACCCAAGCCCCTACAAGCGAGCAAACTGAGGGGAATCTAAATTATAATAAAAATAATAAATTAAACTCTAGTATGGGCTAATAGGATAAATATGATAGAGAAAAAGAAAAAGAAAGAAGATAGTAGAGAAGAATTTAGAAAATACTTTTTGAAATTAAACAAAAAACTTAATCTGAATAAATCTTTAGAGGAAGTAATTTGGATACATCTCAAAACAATTGAACATGATAAAAAAGAATTGTTTGATAGAGGTGTAGAACACTTCGGATATAAATTATAATTTATTTTTGATATAAAGGAGAATAACTATGGCACAACGATTAACTACTAGCTTTGTAAATACCAACATCCCAGGTGCTTATCCAAGCGTGACGGTAAAATCAACCCCTGTAGGCATTTCAAGTACTGGTGATATTGTTATTATCGGAGAAGCCGAAGGCGGTGCTGATTTTACACAAGATCCACTTAAAGATAACTTTTTTACTGCTACTCAGTTAACTAGAGTAAGAGCAAAATATTTAAAAGGCCCAATCGTCGATGCTATGGCTGCTCTTATTTCTCCAAGCAACGATACTAATATACAAGGATCAATCGGCAAAGTTTATATTGTTAAGACCAACGGTGGATCTAAAGCAAAAGCCAATGTTCTTGGCGGATTTGATACGTATGGCATACTTAAAGATAAAAATTTTGGCGTTGATGGTAATAAGTATTTTTTTAAAATAACTCAAGCAGAAACCGAGGTTGCCCCTTCAATTACAGGTAATAGTTTAGCACCTTTTTCAGCCTCAAATTTTGATGACGTTTCTTTTAGTGTTAGATTAAACGGAGAAGCCATAACGACCATTAACTTGGAAGTCGGATCTCATAACACTTTAGAAGATCTTGCAACTGAAATTAATTATAAACTCCCCACAGGATTAAGCTGTTCAGCAAATGTAGCTACTACATCGCTTGTTATATTTGTACAAGCTGACGCTCAGGCAAATGCGGCGGGATATGGTAAATCTTTTGAATTAGTAGATTCAACTCCAGGTGATTTAGAGTATATTGGCTTCAGTGAAGAGCTTGTTGTCTCTTCTCAAGAACCAGAAATTCAACTCACTATAAACAGACAAGATACCAATACAAACGAATCGTTTATGATGGAAGCTCAGATAGCACTTACTGTTGGATATGATGGAACTAGTGCTGTTCTTTCAATTTCTGATGGAGTTCTTATGACTACAGTAGTCGGAGGGACCGGTTCTAATCTTAGTATTACATTAAGTGAATTTACAACCATGTCAGATCTTGCTGCTTTTATAAATTCTCAAGAAGGATACTCAGCATCGTCTGTGGCTTCTTCAAATAATCTCAGTCCTTTAAAGCTTGATGAAGTTTCGGCTGTTGGAATCGCCACTTCAGGAGGATTTGAAGCCGGGAGAATTAAAAGAGCCGCTCATAATTTTAAAACAAAAGTTGCAGAAAGTTCTGTTCTTGATTTTGAATCTCTGGTAGCAGCAGGTCTTCCTAGTGAAACAGTTACCTCTAAATTTCTTGGATCTGAAAGTGAAGAATATAAAGGGAAAAAAGGTGCTACTACCGCTGCTGATATTGCAAATGCTATTCCTGCTTTAGAGGGTATTAAAGTTAATTTTGTTATTCCTTTATTTTCTAGAGATGCTTCTGAAGATATAGCAGACGGATTAACCGATTCAAGTTCTACTTATACAATCGATGCTATTAATGCTCTTGTGAAATCTCATGTTCTTGCCATGTCAACTCCTAAAATGAAAAGGAACAGAATGGCAATGCTTAGTAAACAAGCCAGTTACTCAGCTGTAAAAGCTGCCGCAGCTTCTTTGTCTAATTTTAGAGCTAGTATGTTTTTTCAAAAAACAAGTCAAGTCAATTCTGTTGGGGATGTTGTAGAATATCAACCATGGCATACCGCTTGTGTTGCAACAGGTATGCAATCTGCAGGATTTAATAAATCTCTTACTAATAAATTTGCTAATGTTATTAGTTTTAAAGATCCTTCAGGGTTTGATTCTGGCAATCCAGGTGATGTTGAGGATGCAATTGATGCAGGATTGTTCTTTATGCAACAAGAAACTGCAGGTAATAAATGGGTAGTCGATCAAACGACCTACGGATTTGATACAAATTTTGTATACAATTCATTACAAGCCATATATATGGCAGATGTTCTTGCGATTCAGCTTTCTGAATCTCTTGAAAAATTTGCAGTAGGTCAATCGCTTGCAGATGTTACTTCCGCCGGTATTATTGCTTTTATTTCTAAAAAAATGGAAGAATATAGAAAACTAAAAATAATTGGCGCTTCAGACGATGCTCCTTTGGGGTATAAAAATGTCAGCGTTGTTATAAACGGTCCTATCGCAGAAGTTAAACTCGAAGCTAAACTTGCTACGGCAATCTTGTTCATACCTATTGAACTAGAATTGAGCCAGATCCAGTCTAGTGCATCAGCATAATTTTAAGATATAAGGAGAAATAAAATGAGCGTAACAATGACAGGCGCACGAGCCAAGGTAAAGGTTAACGGACAATATGTAGGAGTTTTTGATTCCTGCTCATATGGAGGCCAGGTAGGTACAGAACCGATTCACACACTAGGTAGATATTCTCCTAATGAAATTTCTATCACAAGTTATGAAGCTGTTCAGGTACAATGTGGGGGATTTAGGCTTATTGATCAAGGAGTGCACGTTCTTCCTGCTGCTCCAAAATTGCAGGATCTTTTAAATTTTGAATCTATTCAATTAGAAGTTGAAGATAGACAGTCAGGGAAAACTCTTGCTATTGTTAAAAATTGTGTCCCTTCTAATTGGAGTGAACAACAACAAGCAAAAGGTACTACAAAATTTAGCATCACCTATATTGGAACTGTTCTCAGTGATGAATCTGGCGATCAAGACGAAAGCTCAGGAGCTTCTAGTCTTCCTTAATATTATCAAAAATGAATTTTCAAAAAAGCCACTTTTGGGTGGCTTTTTTTATTTTTATGATAATATGAATTCATGAGCGATGATAAAAGAAATTGTATTTTCACAAACCTTCCCGCAACCGCTAAATTAACTCTTTCCTCATCCAGACACAACTGGACAAAATCTGTCCCTTGCACCAAAGAATTTTTGGAATCTAAAAAAAATAATAAGCTAAACGACGTAGAATTCAAACTGGTCGAACTTTTTTTCTTAAAAGAAACAGCCCTTTTAAGAGTTGATTATTTAGAAAATAAAATGACAGAAATTAGAAAAATGCTTAATTTAAATGATCATATTAAAATATCTCTTCAAGATATTGAAATTATTGAAATTAATTTAGAAAAAGCCGAAGAATTGACACATGTAGAAGAATCTGCTAAAATAATACTTAATGATAAAAACCTTTGGGAATAAATGAAAAACAAAAAAGAATTGATAATTTATCAATACGAAGATGGTGATAAACAACAAAATTTGAAATTTGTAAAAAATTGTTATTTTATTAATAAAAAAAGATATCTTTTCCATTCTGAATTTTATGATATTTTTAAGGGAATTGATCAAGAAGATGAAGAATTCTCAATAATTAGAGTAGGGAACAATAAAAGAATTAAGAATTTTAAATAAGGGAATATCATGGAAGAAAATCAAGGTAAATTTAAAATTATTAAAGCGACAGCTTTAGAAGAAATAAGTGATGGGTCTGTAAAAGAATTACCAGAATCTGATCTTTGTATCCAAACTAGCTCCCATATTGTTCAATACAAATATATAGATGAAGAAGATGAAAACAAAGGGAAAGTTACGATTAAACCCGGCATTTGGACAATCGTAAATTTAGGCGGATCGCTTCGTCTTAAAAAATTAGAACTTAAAATTCATAATTTATTAGAAACAGCCACAAATAGTGCTCTAATTCAAAAAGAGGCAAGGCTTTTTTTTAATAAATTAGATATTTACAAGAAATTCAAAAAAGAACCTAAGAGATCAATTCTTCTATACTCCCAGCCCGGTATGGGTAAAAGTTCAACAATTGCTAAAATTAGTAATGATTTTCTAAATGAAGACGAGGGAACTGTAGTAATATTCTGGGACACATCCGATATTGGATCTGGAGCAGTGAGTAAATTTTTATCTACAGGTAGTAAATTTTCAAATAAATGCACAAGAATGTTTTTTATTATGGAAGATATTGGAGGTGGAAATGCGGAAGATTACCACGGACCCAGAACAGCTGATTCAAGTCTTCTTGAACTTTTAGATGGAGCGTCTGTTAATTTTAGACTTCCTACATTTATTATAGCTACAACAAATACTCCTGAAAATTTGCTTAAATCACTAGCAGATAGACCTGGAAGATTTGATCAAATGTTTGAGTTAGTAGGACCTGACGCAGAAGAAAGAGTTAAATTGGCAGAACACATGTTTGGAACAAAATTAACAGAAAGCCAAAAGAAAGCTCTGATGGACAAAGATGCCGACGGTCTTAGTGTTGCTCATATTTCTGAAATAATTATCAGATCAGAACTTCACGATAAAACTTATTCAGAAGTCATTAGAGAAATGAAAGATCATAAGAAAAAAATAGAAGCAGCTTTTCAAAAAGCGAAGTCCAAGATGGGATTTGCTTAATACAACAAAGGAGTAAAAATGAACAAGGGATCTGGAAGATTATCGACAGTTAATGGGAAGGCCACTCGATTAGGTAAAAAATTAACCCCAGGATCTGTGGATTTTATTGTTAAAAATGCTGGCAAAATGTCTGGTAGAAGTATCGCAAACGTACTGCATCGTTCTTTAAAAACGATTCAAAGTGTAGCTAGTAGAGCCGGTGTTAGTTTGAAGGTTAAATAGTAATTTCGGTGTCACATACCATTATGTGCTTATTTCATAAGTACAAGTTGTGAGAGTGGCGAGCTATCGCCTATTTATGGAAATAAAAGAAGATTTTAAAAAAATGACCCCCTATGAAAGATGGAAACTCAAAATAGATTTTTTGAGATTTATAGCTACCTTGGGCGCTCCTTTTATGATAGTAATATTGTCTCATTTTACAAAAAAATGGCTGGGATGGTAATGTATAAATATAAACTAGACGCTGTTATTACAACAATAATACAGACTAGAGAGCAATTAGAAAAATTAAAAGAAATTTTCCCTACTTTAGTAGAAATATCTGTAGATGTTTCTGATGAAGAAGAAAAATTAATTCTTAAAGAGTTAGAAATGCTAGAAAAAATTGTAAAAAGCATATCTTATGGAAATGAAAATGATAAAAATAACTAAGCATAAAGGATGGAATTTTGGAATAGCCTATATTACTGGACACAAAGGCAAGTATCTATCTATTATGTTTTATAAATGGAACTGGTTTTTTTGTATAGGAGAATAAATGTATATTTTATTATTATTGTTAACGCACTTTGGACGACCTAGTTTAGCTAGTTTAAAATTTGAAAATCAGGCTTCTTGTCTTAAAGCTATAAATACTGTTTTAGAATTTGAAGATAAAAACACTACAATAAAGGCAAGGTGTGTTAAAAATGATTAGATTACTTGCAGCGACTGTTGGTCTTGTGTTATGTATTAAAATGATGATAAATCCCACAGACACCCTGACTTTTGGATTGTGTGGACTATTTATGCCCATATTTTTTGTCTATGGCTGGATGTCTATAGAAAAAATGAATCAGGAGGATGAATGAGTTGCCCTTTTTGTTCGACCCCATGCCAAAATCCTTGGTGTCCTTATACAAATCCTGATAAAAAATAATAAGTTTATGATATTATAGTATAAAGGAGCAAAAAATGACTGTAAAAAAAGTAAAAAGTCCTGCTAAACTTTATTGTTCAAATTCCTCAATACTAAGAAGAATGACATCTGAGACTATGGACGAGATATCCAATATTGTCGGATCTAGCTATGGTCCAGGAGGAAAAACTACGCTTATTGAAAGCGAGTATCCTGGAATTCCTAATAAAAACACAAAAGATGGGGTAACAATTTTTAAATCATTGGGATCTCAAGATCCCTATAAACATTTAATTATTGAACAAACAAGAGATGCGGCCCAAAGAACAGCCAGCGAAGCAGGGGACGGAACGACTGCTACTACCATAATTTCTGCTCATCTTGTTAAATCTTTATTTAAATATTGCGAAGAAAACCCTAAAGAATCCCCTCAAAGAGCTACGAGAATTTTAGATAAAATAGTAAAAAAAGAACTTATTCCAGCCGTTAGAAAAGCTTCTATTCAAATCAATACAGATAACCAACATCTTCTTGAAAAGGTTGCCAAAGTTTCTGCTAATGGCGATGAAGAAATGGCCGAAGCGGTTATGAAAGCTTTTGATATTGTAGGATTTGGAGAGTCTTCGCACGTTACAATCCAGGAACTTTCAGGTCCAGGTGGTTACGAGGTAGATCTTATTGAGGGATATCCTATAGCAATTGGTTTTGAAGAATCTATCGGTAAATTTCATACTGCTTTTATAAATGATAAAGCTAATCAAAGATGTAAATTAGATAAACCTTTATTTCTTCTTTATGATGGAATAGTTAATGATTTAGTAACTTTCCTACCCTTAATAGATTCCTTAGGAAAAAAATATGTTCAAGAAGGGGATTCTGATTACTGCAATCTAGTTCTCGTAGCTCATGGATTTTCAGAAAATGTATTAACAACTCTTGCTTTTAATTTCTCAAATCCAACAACTTTAAATGTTGTTCCAATGGCAACTCCTATAACTAATCAAAAAAATTCTAGACTAGAATTTTTATATGATTTATCAGCTTTTGCAGGTGCTAAAATTTTTGATATGACCAACCAAGTATCGAAAGCCAGTCTGGAAGATTTAGGCGCAGGAATGGAATTGTTTGAATTTTACAGGTTTAGAGGGACGGTAGTAGGCCAACCAGACGAGATGGATATATCTGATCGTGCTGAAGAACTAGAGCAGCAACTTAAAAATGCTGCAAGTATTTCTGAAAAACTTGATCTAGAAGAAAGGCTTGGAAAGTTAACAAATGGTATTGCAAAACTTAAAATATATGGGGCATCTAATGGTGAACTTAAAGAAAGACATGATAGATGCGAAGATGCTGTTTGTGCCGTAAGAAGTGCTATTAAGCACGGCGCTCTTCCTGGAGGGTGTAGAGTTCTTGTTAATTTAGCATTAAAATTAAACTCTGAATATGAAGAAAGTCATAGAGATTATAATTTAGTACAAACAGTTTTGATAGAAAGTCTTATGGAGCCTTTAAGAAAACTTCTAGATAATGCAGGATATAATTCTGAAGAAATTCAAAAAATTATTACAGATTATTTTCTTGATACACAAAAAGTTTATGATATAGAAAATATGGAATTTGGAGATCCTGAGGATTTGGGAATTTTTGATGCTTCTCAAGCAGTTATTCAAGCACTAGAAAATAGCGTATCAATCGCCAGTGTAATGGGTAATTTAGGCGGAATTGTTTGTTCTCCAAGAGATAACCAGCTTGAATTACAGGCATGGAAAGAAGAGCAAGATTTTAGAAGAGCTGTAGATCATGCAGAAGAATTTATAAACGAAGCAGATGTAAGACCATAGTAAATGTCTGAAGAATTAGAAAAATTAAAAACTGATCTTATTTTAAAACCCCTTAATTCCGCTCAAGAATTAAGGGATTGGATGTATACGTATTTTGACATAAGATTCCCTATGGGTGTCGTATATCCAACATCTACCCACGGGCCGACCGAGGCTGCATGGCGTATATATGAATTGATCAAAACTGGACAGAGTAAAGATGTTCCTGAAATTGTCCTACTCTCTTCAAGAGATTCGTTTAAAACTTTGATTGCTTCTGCAATTGAAGTGCTGTGCCTAGTACATTTTAGGTTTAGTATCGCACATGCTGCCGCTATCCTTTCTCAATCTGAAAAAGCCGTGCAATATGCCAATTCTTTTTTTAATAAAATACAACCTTATTTAGAAAAAAATGGCTGGAAAAAAACATCAGATAGCAAAACAAAAATTGAATGGAGAACAGACGAAGGAGATAACATATACCTCCGAGTTCTGGTTATGACTCGTCAAGGGATGAATAGTGAGCACTTGCCTATGCTCTTTATGGATGAAATTGATCTAATCCAAGACCCTAGAGCCTTAGAAGAAGCTAAGATGGTTCCCAGTATTTATAAAAAATATTTTCCTCTAACAATAGCTTTGTCTACACGCAAATATGCCGGTGGATTAATGGAAAAGAAGGTTCGGGAAGCGGAAAGATCTGGCGGAGAAGTATTAAGATGGAATATTATTGATATTACTGAAAGAATTACAAAAAATGAAGCTCGGGTAAATGAACCCAAAATATCTCGGTATATTTCTAGGGAACTTCCTTTAAAAAATATATCTCCAGAAGAATTTGAAACATTGAATGATAAAGAAAAAACTAAATATGAAAAATTTGATGCTTATGCAGGTGTAGCTGATCATCCCATGCTTTCTGTTATGAGAAATTATTTAGTGGACAGGCCTCAAACAGATGTGGGCGATTTATACAAACCTGTTATTGCAGTAAGAAATAATTTTAAACAAACTTCTCCGGAAATGGGAGAAGCGCAATTATTGTGTAACAAACCCAGTTCTTCAGGACTCGTATATCCTAGGTTTAGTATTGTCGATAATTCTGTCAGCATTAACGAAGCTTATGGATATCTTTCAGGAGAAAAAGAATCATCCAGAACCTTGACAGAACTTGTAGAATACATGCATAATCTAGGTATAGAATTTTACGGAGCAGCTGACTGGGGTAACACAGACGAGACTTCTTTAGGAGTATTTGCAAAATTAGCAGGAGGAATAACTTGGTTTATAGATTTGCTTTCTGCTCCAGATATGGAAATACCTGAAATTAAAGAAAAAGTTAAAGATTTTACAGAAATGTATAGAATAAAAAAATGGTTTTGTGATTCTAACTATCCTGCTTATATAAAAATGTTAAAAAGAACTGATACTATATACGGTAAGATTCCTGCTGTCGGTGTTAAAAAAGGTGTAGAATCTGTAATAGACGGAATAACCTGCGTACAGTCTAGGATTGTTGACGCTAATAACACCAGGCATTTTAAAGTATTGAAACACCAAAGTACCGAAAGGGTTTTTGATGCATTTGAAACATATAAATGGAAACTTGACGGAAAGGGAAATCCTATAGACGGTAAACCAGAACACGGCAAAGACGGGGTTGCTGATATTATGGATATGATACGATATTATTTCTTTAGTATGTTTGGAAAAGGTAAAAATGTTCTTTTTTCTTATGATTTAGAAAATTCTAACCAACAACCTACTAATTTAAAGAATAAAATAACAGAATTAACAGGAAAAACTAATTCTAGTGTAAAAAAGTTAAGCAAAAATAAAGGGCTAGTGTGGGATATTTAATTTTTTTATTAAAAAATTCTAGTGAGATAATTCTATGTCTAAAATGAACTTACTAGTAGATTTAAAGGGTTATGAAGGTAATAACGCCAATACTTCTAGAACTATTTTTAATAAAAACTTGCAGCATGTCGGAATTGTTATTGATAGAGAGATAACGCAGGAGTTAGAAATACCAGCCAATACCGTGAGGCTGCTTTTTTCTGCTTCAAATAATTCAGGAACAACCCCTGCTTCAGGCCCTACTTTTGAACAAGAGTCAATTCCTTTGACGACAAGCCAAAGTCTCCAATATATTGAAGTAGATAGAAAAATTATAATCGATAGTTTAATATTATCTAATGGCAAAGCTCTAGGGTTTCGTAATATAGATTTTCAAATAACTTTTGTAGGAAATAAAACAAGAATAACATGGATAGATGAATGGGCTGCAGGCGGTAACCAAGGTTTAGAGTTAGATGAGACTATATTTTTATGGTATGCCTATAATTCTTCAGAACAAGGGTCGTCGTCAACATCTTCGAACTCATATCCAGGAATTGATTTATTTAAGTTTTTATATGTAGAAGTAGATAAAGAATGTCAAATAATTATAAACGGAACAGTTACAAATACTATTAAGCCTGTAGTAGTAAACAATGTTGCCAAAAAAGGTGTTTTTTTAATAAGTACGGATATAAATGATGTTTATATTGTAAATAATAATACTACAAGCTTGATTGTATATTATGTAACAGCGAAATAGGTAAATTATGTCTGATGATAATAAAAAAGATACAAAAAAAACTTTATTCACTATTTCAAATGAAATTAATTCTCAATTAATGAAATCCTATCTGGACAATCCCGATGAAGACGTAGGTAAAAGTCTAGGAGATCTAATAGGGTCCGGATCAGGTTCTTCAAAAAGCGTCAACAGGACAACAAAACCTCGGATGGCTTTTACCGAAGATCCGGTAAGAAAAGATAATTTTTTTGGATTATTTAAAAATAAGAAAAGACTTCTCCCTGACTGGACAATCAAAAGAATTAGACAGGAAGATCACCTAGTTGCCTCTATTTTACGTGCTAGAGGGAATACCATGTCAATGTTTGCTCGTCTTAGAAAAGACAGATTTGATATCGGTATTGAAGGTAATATAAAAACTGAATATGAAGAAATAGTATCTCCAGAACAAAGAATAAAGATAGAAGAAAGAATATCAAAAGCTCTTAATATACTGATGAATTGTGGTAGCAACGAGGGCGTGGCCAGCGAAGATAGGATGTTATTGTCAGAATATTTTTATACATCAGCAATAAACGGACTATCATTCGGGAGATTTACTACTGAGGTTATTTATCAAGAAGATGATCTAGGAAATAAGATTTTTCATAGATTTAGACCTGTCGATGCTGGAACGGTTTATAGAGCTGTTCAAAAAGGGGAATATGCTGACAGTATAAGACAAGCATCTATTAGAATGTTAGAGGATCTTCAAGGATCAAAAATCGATAAAAGTTCAGTGCTTGCGGGAAGATATGCCTGGATTCAAGTTGTGGATAATATTCCACGACAGGCTTTTACTCAGGAAGAAATGCTTGTTTGTAATCTTTTTCCTTCTACAGATATTGAACATAATGGATATCCTGTTACTCCTTTAGACACGATAATGCAGGCGGTTACAACGCATATTTCGATAGAAACTTATAATAGACTTTATTTTGCTAACGGCAGAGCCACTAAAGGAATTTTAGTAATTAAATCTGATGAGATAGACCAAGCGACAATAGAGGGTATTAAGCAACAGTTCAATGCTTCAATTAATAGTGTAGGCAATTCATTTAGAACCCCAATATTTGGAGTAAGCTCAGAAGACGATGTTCAGTGGGTTCCTATGAATATGCAAAAAAAAGATGGAGAATTTCAATTTCTTTATGATTCGGTTGCAAGAAATATACTTGCTGCATTTAATATGTCGCCAGATGAATTGCCGGGATATGGCCATTTATCTAAAGGCACAAACCAACAATCTCTATCTGAAGCTAATAATGAATATAAACTTACAGCTGCTCGAGACACGGGAATCAGACCTCTTATTTTAAAATTTCAAGATTTTATTAATGAAAAACTTTTTCCTTTAATTGATCCTGAGCTTTCTCAAATATGCATCATAACCCTATCTGGATTAGACGCTGATACTAGACAAAACGAAGCTCTTAGACTTCAACAAGACATGCCACTCCATATGAGTATGGACGAAGTAATGAGTTACGTAGACAAAAAGCCCATGGGGGTACATCTTGGTGGAGATGTTAATTTTAATGAAAGATTTCAAGTAATTGTTGATAAATATCTAGAAACATCAAATTTTATGGGTCATGTTATTGATCCTGCGTATTTAATCGATCCAATGTTAAAATATCGTCGAGATGCGTTCTGGTTTCAGCAGTTATCTATATTGATGCAATCAAATCCAACCGCTGTGCAGGCTTATTTTGCTTACAGACCTGATCATGTTGAATTATTAAAAATGTTAGAACAAGATATGTTAGATGAAGATGATGAATAGGAGAAAATATGAGTGGTAAAAAAACAGACTGGAAATCAAAATATTACGAACTAAGATCCAGACATATTAATGCTATGGATATAAGTTTTAGACTAGGGTTTCAAGAAGGTCTTAAAGCAGCCGAAATACAGAGCATGCAAATGCAACTTCAGCAAGCACAACAAGCAGCCGCAGCTGGAATGTCTGGAGGAGGAGAAATGCCTCCTGAAGCAATGGGAGGAGAAATGCCTCCTGAAGCAATGGGAGGAGAAATGCCTCCTGAAGCAATGGGAGGAGAAATGCCTCC